CTACGTGTTCGATGAAAGCCACTATCTGAAGACATATGGCGCGCAAAGAACCAAAGCAGCGATCAAAGTCGTTCGCCGGGCCACCAAGGAGACGCCGGTGCTGCTGCTTACCGGCACACCCGTAGCTTCACGCCCGGCAGAATACGTGGCGCAGCTTGATTTGTTGGGTCAGCTTGACAGTTTCGGTGGTCGATGGGGCTTCTATCGACGGTATTGTAATGCGCATCGAGACAAACATGGTCAATGGCGGCTTGATGGACACTCAAACCTTGAAGAACTCAACGCAACGCTGCGTTCGACGTGTTACATCCGGCGAACCAAGGAGCAAGTGCTGTCTGAATTGCCGCCAATCTTTGAATCGACTATGTATTTTCAGGGATCAGAGCGTGGACAACGGGACTATGACGCTGCTTCATCCGATTTGGGGGCCTGGCTTGAGCAAAATGGCCGATCAACTAACGCACCAGAACAGCTCGCACGTATTTCTGTGCTGCGGCGGCTTGCTGCTGAGGCTAAATTGCCGGGTGTCTTTGAGCTAATCGACGAAATGGTCGAGTCCGGGCGCAAAGTAGTGATTGCAGCACACCACCGGGACATTGTCAACGCAATAGCAACTCGATATGGCGGCCTGAAGATACAAGGCGGCATGTCTGTGGCCGATGTCGAGGAAGCTAAACGTCGATTCCAGGAGAATCCAGTCGAAGATAGCCCGGCAATAGCTCTTTCAATCGAGGCCGCAAAGACCGGGCACACTCTTACAGCGGCTCAGGACATAGTTTTTGTCGAACTACCGTGGACGCCAGCTGATGTGCAGCAAACGTACAGTCGATTACACCGAATTGGGCAGCATGGATCAGTCCGGGTGACGTATGCGCTGCTTGCGGAGAGCATCGACGAAGATATTCACCGTGCAATCTCTCGGAAAGAGCAAGTTGTTGCCGGGGCAGTAGACGGCGGCGATGTAGTCGAGTCAGTTAGACAAAGAATAGCGAACAGACTTACAGGTCAAGCTCTCGCATCTTCTTGATGATCTTGTAGAACTCATGAAACAAGAAAGTCATGTTTGCTTTGTCAATCTGATCCTCTGAAACCACGTCAATACGCGGCTTAGAGAACACAGGAATACCGAAATCGTCATACGCAAACTCCATGAACCCGTGAACTTGCTCACCCGTGTCCGTATCGAGTCCGTTGAATGCGATTAGCTCTTTGATACCCGATAGCGGGCCACGACTTTTGTGTTCTTTTTGCAAGTTACCGGGAACATGAGTGCTAAGAAACTTGTCTACTTCTGACTTGTCAATCTCCCGAGCCAAAGACTCTGCCATGAAGATGACAAACTTCGGATTCTGCTGCGTAAGGAGTCCGAAAGTCTGTGGAACGTAATCCAGAGTGTTCTCACCCTTTGTTTCGAGTATGGCAATGTTCGTATCGTCATGTTCATTGACCCAAACCATCATTGGTTGTAGGTCCATCGGGCCTTTGTTGCGCCGACAACCATCAATCTTGGTGTGTTTCAGAACTTCGATGTGTTCTGCCACGAATTCGCTTATGTTCATGAGCTAATCGTTTCGGCAAGAAAGCCAGCACCGTTGCCTTCGGGGTCAGCCATAGGGATAAAGCCTGTTCCGTCTGTGAATATGACCACTACGGCGTAGTCCTCGTACTCAAATTCCCAAGCCAAGTCATCACACTCAACTTGCGTCATCGGGCGAACTTCTTTGACGGTCTTGCCGACCATAAAGCCGTAATCGCGGCTGACGTACTTGACCTTGTCTGCGTAAGTAGTTGTTTTCATACGACTATTAGAGCCCACACTCATTGGCCAGCGCGTTGAGGATGGCGATGCGGTCTCGAGAGTGATCAACATACGACTGGGCCGAGGCAATAATCGCTTGGTTTGGTTTGCGTTTCGCGGCCTCGCATGCGATCTCGCGCTCGTAGTGATAAATGTAGTCAAAGTGTCGGTTTATCGTTTCCATAAATCAAGAGTATCCGGCCCTCATTCGATGACGCACGTTAGAAACGCGCTGGTGGATTACTTTGCCCTATATTTGTCGTATGAGCGACAGACTTATCACTATCACGACTCCTAAGTGCTTCCATTGTGGTTGCGAAGGCGAAGTCACTGTTACCCCAGATGGCCTTGCCGCCTACCACCGTGGCGAGTTTGCCCAAGTAGCTTTCCCTGAACTTGATAGGACGCTTCGTGAGCAGATTATTTCTGGCACTCACCCTGCTTGCTGGGATTCTATGTTCGCCATCGATGAAGACGCGCTAGAAGATGACGAGGATGCAGAATAGGTTTATGAACAACCTCACCTCACACCTAGACATAACCTTTTCGCTTGACAACGTGGCCGAGTTCGTGGACTACTGTCAAGATTTCTACGACTTGGATCGCTCTGGGTCGATTTACCCGTTCGCTACTGAAGCCGAGATACAAGTTGCCGTACTCGCTCACGTTAGCGACCCGAACCCATCGTTTCCCTTTGACGGTGACACGGCAGATCGAGAGTATGTCCGTGACCGTATTCTGTTTATGCGCAAACTTATTGGTGGCGAGACTGATTGGGTAGTTGCCGTCAATGCCGGCCTGATCAGACGCGGCGATAAGGCGTGCTTCTAGGTGTATTCTGACTCTATGAGATCGTTTATCCCGTTTTGGATTTTTGGATTGGCTGCTTTTGCTTTGGCCGTACTAACTGTTTATATGTTGCGCGAAGACGAGATTGATCTATGAGCGATCTTTTTTCTGAGCAGACTTATTTAGTGACTTACCGGGCCAACGATCAGCTCGCAAAGGTAAGTACTATTCGATCCATAACACTTGCCGCTACTACAACCGATATTGACGATGCTCGTGTTCTTACGTTGAGCGATCTCGTTGAGGAGTTCGGTGTCGAGGTAGCAGCACACTTTGTTTTCGTTGACGCTACGGTGCAGGCATGAACCTAAACGGCCTCAGCGAAGAAGAGCGCGAAGAAGTGATTGATCTCTACAATGACGAACAGGACCGGCGAGCCGAGGAATACGTCCTCATGCAGGATTTCGACAAGAACAGCTAGACCGTTGGTGTCAACGCCGGGTGTCGGCCATCATCTTCATCGCCAGCGTCACACGTTGGGCTACTAACCCGGTCACACAGGCAGCGTACAGTTCCCACAGCTACTCGCAGCAGGGAGTGTCGGCCTCGGTAGCGCACTCTGATCCGATGGCTGCGTAGCCAGCGATGTCAACCCAGTGATCTGTTTCGCCGGGTGAGTTAGCGAGTCGAGAGATTTTGAGAAGGATCATCATGGCCGAGATGTCGTGCGGCTGCAGGTTCACAAATCCCCGGACCTGGATTAGCCGGGTGATGTATGAGTCCCAGAGCTCTGACGTACAAGCAAAGTCATCTTGTGGTTCACCGTAAGACTGGTTTCGCGCTGTGGTCACAGCTTCGAGCGCAGCTTTGAGGACACTCTCTCGATGTGCGATGTCCCGTATTTCTTCTTGTTTTTTCTTTTTGTTTTTGGCCATGTCATAAGACTAGCCCGGCAGAAGATTGGTCGGCAATCAGGGGTCATCTAGACATAGGAGTACACCCCTGATTACCTACTAGAGAGATTACAAGAGCATCATCCGTTGGCGCGTGTTATGGCTTTTTGGTTGCCGTACAACGCTTGGCATACTCTGGACCCCACTGACAGGGATCCCATGGCCCGAAGCCCGAGTACTGGTAAAGGACGTAGCCAGCTTTTAGGTTGGTCAATGCATCAAGCAGTGGTTCTTGGGTACAGATACCCATGTCAGAACAGATCCGAGCCCACTTGTTTCGCTTCGGGTTGTAGTTCACCCCGTTGATCTGGAGCAGACCTGAATCAGAGCGGTGAGAGTAGGTAGAAACACCCGTGATGTTGCAGTCCTCATCAACAATGTCCCCACCACGTCGGTTTGGACAACCACCAGACTCCCTGAGAATGATTTGACCCAATGTGTCCCACGTCTTTTCTGGCCAGCCAGCCTGTTCAGCAAGTATTGGCAACCACGAAACATCCCCGTGCTTGAACACGATAGAAGGGGTGACTGTTGTGGTTTGGGGTGCGTTGTGTTCGACCACCAAGGCGGGGGATTGTGCCGTCCATCCTCTGAGTACTGGTTTCTCGGATGAGCTTGGTAGCGCCCAACTCGTAAAGAACAGACCGATAGATAATACAATTCCGCCTAGTGTGGTGTTCAAATTGTCTCCCGTGGGTAGTGGCCGCGTATAGTAGTGGGGCGGTGCCGGATGGATTGACTAGTATCAATTATAGGGTATCCGGGACCCGATTACCACTACCTAGACTTCAGGTGGCCTACAGGCAAACTATCTGGCTTGGTTTAGGTGCGTATCAACGTATATAACGGGTTCTGCGAGTTTTACCCCAGTCAAGTACCCGTCGGTGGTTTTTGTGGCATCTGAGAGCCCCAGAGAGCCCACTAAGAACCCGGCAAGACCTACGTTCCTGTCATGCATCTCAGTAATGGCCTGATCGGACAGCTCACCTTGGGTATCGTCGGTCATTTCTAGGTCATCTAGAAGCCCGGCAAAGAGATCAATAACGGCCATTTTTAGTTCAGACGTGGTACCTGTGTCGGTGGTCATGGGTGCTAGTGTACTCATCACTATCCCATAATGAAAGGAAGCAATAATGAATTTAGCCCCAGTGACGGTGGTTGGAAACATCACCTCAGACCCGGAACTCGTGTTCCTGCCGAGCGGAGTAGCGAAATGCTCGTTCAGCGTGGCAGTGAATCACATCTGGTATGACGAAGCCAAAGAGAAGCAAGAGAAGACTTCGTTCATCAACGTAATTGCATGGCGTTACCTTGCCGAGAACCTCGCCCGTTCAGCAGAAAAGGGCATTGGTGTCATGGTTTTGGGCCGACTTGAGCAGCGTAGTTGGGATGACAAAGAAACGGGACAGAAGCGATCAACCACAGAAATCGTGGCCGAAGAGATCGGCATTCTGACTCGA